GAGTTGTACTGGACGAGGTGGGGGATCAGAATCCAAAGATATGGAACGAAGTGATCCGACCTGCCCTAGCCGACCGTCAAGGCTGGGCAATGTTTATCGGCACACCTAAAGGCCAGAATCACTTCTACGATCTGCGGAACAGGGCACAAGGTGAACCTGGGTGGAAGTTGCTCGAGTTCCGCGCCAGTCAGACCGGGATCATTGCTCAGTCAGAATTAGACGATGCGCTGCGAGAGATGGGGCGCGATAAGTACGACCAAGAGTTCGAGTGTTCGTTCCATGCTGCTGTCGAGGGGGCTTACTATGGGCAGATTCTTAACCAGATGGAGGGAGAAGGTCGCTTCTGCTCTATTGTCCGTGATGACCTCTGCAAGACGTTTGCTGCATGGGATCTCGGCATTGGCGACTCGACTTCGATCTGGATCGCACAAGTCCACGGACAAGAAGTCAGACTCCTAGACTACATCGAGAACCACGGGGTCGGGCTGGATTGGTACGTCCGAGAACTGCGGAACAAGGGTTGGCACAAGGCCGAGCACATCGTCCCGCACGACGTACAGGTCAGAGAACTAGGGTCTGGAAAGTCTCGATTGGAGGTCTTACAGCAGGCTGACCTCAGTTGCACGATTGCGCCACGTTTATCAGTGGATGACGGTATCCAAGCTGTCCGCAGACTTTTGCCCCGCTGCTGGTTCAACATCCCGCAAACGAGCGAAGGGTTGAACTGCCTGCGGAATTACCGCCGGACTTTCGACGAAAAGCAGAAAGTCTTTTATGATAGACCCTTGCATGATTGGTCTAGCCACGGATCGGACGCATTTCGTTATCTTGCAGTCGGTCTGAATGAAACATCATCCTGGTCGAAGCCGATCAACGTTAATACAAGGTGGGTGGTCTGATGCTAATGCCACAAGGTTTCATCGTTCAGAAGCGCGAGTTTGAAGAACTCCAACGCAGGGTAGCTGAACTCGAGAAGAAACTCGCTGAACTGGAGACGAAAGACCCAGAGAAGCGGAAGTATTTTAGGCGCGAGGTGGTAAATGGATAACGGGACTCTTACCGGCATTTTGCAGTCAGAGATCGACGATGCTATCGGGATGCTGGACAGCGAAACCACAGCAGAACGTGCCGAAGCACTGAACTACTACCTTCGCAATCCGTACGGCAACGAGCAAGAAGGTCGCAGCCAGATCGTTACCGGCGAGGTGGCAGAGGTTATCGATGGTGCGCTGCCGCAACTGATCCGAGTTTTTACTGCCAGCGATGAGATAGGCAGGTTTGAACCTGTCGGCCCGCAGGACGAGGAAGGCGCGAAACAGGCGACGGATTACGCCAATTGGGTTTTCAGCAAGGACAACAACGGTTTTGCCATCCTGCATGACTGGTTCAAGGACGCTCTGCTTGCCAAGACCGGGACGGTTAAAGCGGTCTGGGAAGAAAAGATTGAGGTAGACGAGGAAACCTACCGCGGTCTGTCGGATACGGAACTCGTTCTGCTACTGTCTGACGGTGCTATGGAGATCGTTGGCCAGGAGTCGGAAGAATCCGTATCGCAGATGCAGATGCCGGATGGGACGGTTGTCGATCAAGTCGCGCGTTCGCACAATGTTGTCGTCCGCAAGAAAACCAAGTCAGGCAGGATTCAGATTGACTGCATTCCTCCCGAAGAACTGATCGTCAGCAAGAAAGCGCGGTTCGGTGAGACGAAATCACCCTTCATGGCGCACCGCAGGCTGATGCCTCGGTCGGAACTTGTTCAGATGGGGTTCGACAAGGACGAGGTATACAGCCTTCCCGTCTACAACAGCCTTGACTTTACCGAGGAGCGGATCGCTCGATACTCCCCAGGTGAGGAACCGTACGAGCAGGACAGTCTCGACGAGTCAATGCAAGAGGTCGAGGTCTATGAGTCCTATCTGTACGTGGATTACGACGAGGATGGGATCGCAGAACTCCGTCAGATTTTCTACTCCAACAGTACGATCCTGACTTACGCTGACGGGCGGGAAGCCAACATTCCTACCGATTACGTGCCGTTTCACGTGATCTGCCCGATCCCGATTCCGCACAAGTTCTTCGGTCAGTCGCTGGCAGACCGGACGATGGACATTCAGCTAATCAAGTCTACCGTCACCAGACAGATGCTGGACAACCTCTACCTTATCAACAACGCTCGGATGCAGGTTGTTGACGGTCAGGTGAACCTGGACGACCTGCTGAACGTCACTCCTGGTGGTGTTGTCAGGACGAAATCAACGGGCGCAGTCGCTCCAATTCAGGTGCCGGACATCACCGGTTCCGCTTACCCGATGCTGGGCTATTTCGACTCGGTGCAAGCCAAGCGGTCTGGGGTGTCGGAGACTTCGCAAGGTCTCGACCCCAACATCCTGCAAAACGTCACGGCTGCGGCTGTAGCAGCGACGATGCAAGCCGGTGCTGGCAAGATGGAGCTAATCGCTCGGCTGTTCGCTGAGACGGGCGTTAAGAGCCTTTTCCGAGGCATTCTGCATCTGCTCTGCAAGTATCAGGACAAGCCGCGTCTGATTCGGATGCGTGGCAAGTTCGTTGAGATGGATCCGCGAGAGTGGTCGAACCTGTACGACGTTTCGATCAGTGTTGGACTCGGAACCGGATCGAAGAATGAGCAGATGGCAATGCTTCAGATGATCCTGTCGAAGCAGGAGCAGATTCTCCAGCAATACGGCCCTGCCAATCCGCTTGTCTCTGTCGGGCAGTATCGGGCGACACTTGGACGATTTATCGAGGCGGCGGGGCTGAAGGATTCAACTGAGTTCTTCAAAGAGATTCCCCCCGAGCTTGACCAGCAACTGAGCAATCCACCTCCGCAGCAGCAATCTAATCCTGCTCTGGACGCGATGATGGCCCAGGCGCAAGCCCAGATACAGATCGAACAGCAGAAGGCATTGGCAGCGATTGAGACGCAGCGGATGAAGGCGCAGGCTGATATTCAACTGGCTCGGGAGAAAGCCGCAGCCGAGCTACAACTGAAGCAGCAGGAGTTTGCGGTTGAGGCGCAACTAAAAGCGGCGAAGGTCGGTGCTGGGATTACGCAAAACGTCGAGATTCCAGGATGAGTCCAGAGCAGGCTGCGAATCTACTGCGGGACGATTATTTCCGAGGGGAACTGGAAAAGCTGAAACAGGAGCAGATTGACCTGATTCTTAACTCGTCCGAGCAAGATATTGACGCACGAGAAAATGCGTATAAAATGATTAAATGCTTAACCACGGTTGTTAATCACTTTCAGTCGATTGTTGATACTGCCGAGATTAAGCGCAAACGTTGGAAGATTCTTTAAGGGGTGATATGGACACCAATCCGCAAGGAAGTGGCCCGCTGGATGTAAACGGTGCAGCCAATGCGTTTCTCGGCTTGATGGGATCAGAGGAAGGCGATCAGCCCACTCCCGAGGCTCAGCAGCAGGAACTGGAGGTTGTTGAAACTGAGCAGGAAGTCGAGGAAACACCGCGCTACCGGGTGAAAGCCGCAGGTGAGGAACGCGAAGTTTCGTTAGACGACCTGATTAAGAGTTATCAACTTGGCACTGACTACACGCAGAAAACCCAGGCTTTAGCAGAGCAGCGAAAGGCTATCGAAGCCGAGAAAGCCGCTGTCGAGCAGGCCAAACAACTCCGAGACCAGTATGCTCAACGATTGGAACTGATTGAAAAGGTTCTATCGGAGCAGAACAAATCGGAAGATTTAGAGTCGCTGAAAGAGTCCGATCCGATTGGCTACGCGATGAAGGTCGCAGAGTCTGTCCAGCGAGACAAGCAACTAGCCGCAGTCCAGGCTGAACGTCAACGCATTGCTGAGAAGCAAAACGCCGAGCGTCAGTCGCAATTGCAGCAGTATCTTGCCGAGCAACAGTCCCGACTACAGCAAGCCATTCCTGAATACGCTGATCCGCAAAAGGGTGAAGAAGTCCGACGGGACATTCGTTCCTATGCACAGGGTATCGGATTTACGGAAGCAGAACTCAATCAGGTTTATGACTCACGCGCTGTTCAGGTGTTATGGGAAGCCGCGCAGTACCGCAAGCTAGTGTCAAAGTCGCCAGAGGTAACGAAGCGTGTTGCCGAGGCTCCTAAGACGTTGAAGCCCGGAACTGGCAAGGTTTCTAACCCTGACTCTGAGGCAGCGAAGCAGGAAAGAAACCGGCTGCGTAAGTCTGGCAAGGCCAGGGATGCAGCTTCATTGTTTGAACGATTCAATTACTGAGGTCCATCATGCCTACTTTTACCGCACATTCCGCTATCGGTCAGCGGGAAGATTTGATTGATGTCATCTACGACATCAGCCCGACCGAAACCCCGATTATGTCCACCCTTGCGCGTACCAAAGCCACTGCCGTATTCCACGAGTGGCAGAGTGATAGCCTGACCGCTGCAACTGCTGCTAACGCTGCGGTTGAAGGCGCGGACGCGACGAGTGCGACGATTAGTCCCACGACTCGTCTTGGAAATTATACGCAAATTGTACAGAAAACAATCCAGGTCTCGGGAACGCTAGAATCTGTAAACAAGGCCGGTCGCCGTTCGGAGCGTGCCTACCAGCTTGCCAAGGCTTCGTCTGAGCTAAAGCGCGACATGGAAACCATCATCTGTGCCAACCAAGGCCGTGATGCTGGCTCATCCTCCGCTGCTCGTAAACTCGGGGCGATTCTGTCGTGGCTGAAGACCAATACCTCGAAGGGCACCTCGGGTACTGATCCGACGACCATCGGTGTTTCGACCCGTTCCGACGGTGCTACCCGCACGTTCACTGAGCAACTGCTCAAGGACGAAGTGGCCGCAGCGTTTGATTCGGGTGGCAATCCCACGATGCTGGTTGTTGGTTCTGGTCTGAAGCAAAAGGTCTCCTCGTTTGCCGGTATCGCTGCCCAGCGTTACATGGCTCCTGGCGACCAACCGACGACCATCGTGGGTGCGGCTGATGTCTATATGAGCGATTTTTCGACCGTTTCCGTGGTCCCCGACAGGTTTATGCGGACTCGTGACGCTCTGCTGATTGACCCTGAATACGCTGCTCTTGCGTACTTGAGGCCCTTCCAGACGAACGATCTCGCTAAGACTGGCGACAGCGAGAAGACTCAGCTTCTGGCCGAGTTCACGCTGGAGATGCGTAACGAAGCGGCTCATGCCATCGTTGCGGATCTGAACCCCGCGCTGTAATCGGGAAGGGGAGGGGGAAACCTCTCCCCGCTTTTATGCCAAAAATATTCTCAGCATCGAATGACAAGGTAACGGTCGCCCACGATGTAGATGGCGAATTAATCCTAGCGACTACGCAGGACGTTACAGAGATCGTTGAAGCCAACAAGCGTCAAGTCAATCAGGCAACACGAAAGATTGATCCTGTTATGACGCACGTTGCAAGAATTCCTGACACTGTGATTGATGACTTGAACCGTAAAGGCATCATGCAGGGTTTTGTGGTCAAAGATCAGTCAAGGTTCAAATCCTGGCTGAACCATCCTGATAACCGAGTGTGGCGAACCTATCCGGGGTCCGTTTGAAAGTTGCTATCTGTGTCCCATGCCGGGACGAGGTGATGTCCGGTTTCTGTTTTGATCTTGCAAGGCTTGTAGGTTACGAAGCCAAGCGGGGTGTAAACGATGTGCAGTTGTTGCAGATGCCTGGAACGCTGATCTTCACCCAGCGGGAGAAGTTGGCGCAGGAAGCGTTAGAGTGGGGTGCGGATCAATTGTTGTGGATTGACTCGGATCAACGGTTCCCAGCTAATACGCTGGAGATCCTGCAATCCAGACAGGTGTCGATGATTGGTGTAAACGCTACGACCAGACGGGAGCCGATCCTTCCTACTGCGTTAAATCTCAAGATCGAGCGAGAGATGCTCAACGGCAAGGCTGAAGGCGAGCCTTATCAGGTCTGGCACAAGGTTGAGAGCAGGAACAAGAAGGGAATTGAACAAGTGACAGCGGTTGGATTTGCTTGTACACTTGTCAGCAAGGAAGTGTTTGAGAAGGTTCCCCGTCCTTGGTTTGACATTATCTGGACGGATCATGGGAACGTTATTGGGGAAGACGTTACTTTCTGTGTTCGGTGCATGGAAAACGACATTCCCGTCTGGGTAGACCACGAATTGTCGATGCACATCGGGCATATCGGAGTCAAGACATTCGGATGGGACGACGTAAAGCATGGCCCTAACGACCTACAGCGATCTGCAAGCCGCAGTCGCAAACTATCTCGCAAGAAGCGATCTAAGTAGCCAGATTCCTGATTTCATTCGGCTGGCTGAGATCCGCTTACGGAGAGAGCTTCGCATCCGTCAGATGCTGAAGAACGTCACCACCTTGACCACGAGTGGTGATGCGACGGTGCAGCTACCGTCAGACTTTCTCCAAATGCGTGACTTGTACATCGACGGAGACCCGCTCCAGCCGGTGATCTACCTCACTCCGTCATTGTTTACGAGCAACGCTCAGTCTACGTACTCTGGCAAGCCAACTCGCTACACGATCCTGGCAGACGAGTTCAAGTTCGCTCCCTACCCTGACACTGCGTATACGCTGTATATGCTTTACTACGCTTCGCCACCCTTCCTCTCGAGCACGCAGACGACAAACGTCTGGACGGCCAACGCGATGGATTGTTTGCTGTATGGTTCGCTGGGTGAGGCCGAACCGTATCTTATGAACGACGCTCGATTACAGACCTGGGCGACGTTGTACCAGCGTGGCATTAACAGTCTTACGAAGTCTGACGACGACGCTGAGTTCAGTGCATCACCGTTGACGATGCGAGTGAGTCGATAATGGCGCTCGTACTAAAAGATCGCGTCAAAGAGACGACTTCTACCCAAGGAACGGGAGCGATTACCCTGCTGGGTGCTGTGCAGGGGTATCAAGCCTTTTCGTCTATCGGGGTGGGGAACACGACCTATTATTGCATCCAGGACACGGCTGATTGGGAAGTCGGTATTGGTACGGTCGGAGCCGGATCGCTCACTCGAGATACCGTTCTTGCAAGCAGCAACAACGGAAGTCTCGTCGGGTTTGGGTCTGGCGTAAAGGATGTGTTCTGTACTTACCCTGCTGGCAAGTCAGTAAGCACTGACAGTCTGCCGGTGACGGGTGCGATCAGTAGCGCCTCGCCTAATGCCACGGTAAACGTCGCAAGTCTTACGTCTGCTGTAACCACGACTAACGGCGACCTTGCGTTAGTAAAAAAAGGTGCTGGTGCGCTGCTTGCACAGGTTCCGACAGGTACGGCTGCTGGTGGCAATAAGCGTGGCCAATATGCCGTTGACTTGGTTGGGTTTAGGAGCAATGCTGCAAATGTTGCAAGCGGCGACTACTCCGTTCTTGGTGGCGGGTATGACAACAAGGCTTCCGCTTCTTACAGTGCTGTTGCAGGTGGGCAGGGAAACTTTGCAACGGGAAACAGTTCGTTTATTGGCGGTGGCATAGATAACCAAGCGAACAACATCTCCAGCGGTGTTGCGGGAGGCCGGTTGAATGTAGCCAGCGCAGATTACGCAATGGTTGGCGGAGGCCGGGAAAACGTCGCGTCTGGTGGGTATTCGTCTGTTGGTGGCGGGATTAGCAATACCGCTTCTGGGCTATGGTCTGGTGTTGGATCAGGGTTAAACAATATCGCAAGCGGTGGCATCGCTTATGTTGCCAGCGGTGGCGCAAATACTGCGTCTGGGGATTACTCTTTTGTTGCTGGTGGCTCAGACAACGTAGCGTCAGGGAATGTGTCTGCTGTGGTCGGTGGTGTTTACGGCACTACTCGAGGGATCATTGGCTATCTAGTCACTCCTGCTAGTGACACGCCGATTGAAGCAAAAGCAGGTGTGCAGCAGTCTGGGTGCTTGATTGTCGGAGTGCAGACTACCAATGCCACTGCGACAAAGTTGCGCAGCAATAGCAGTGCTGCTGGGGCAACGAATCAACTGATCCTGCAAAACAACTCTGCTGCCTTGTTGTACATTGATCTGATCGGTTGGGATCAAACGGATTACATAACGGTCAACGTTATCAACGGGCTGATCGTTCGCGGTGCCAATGCTGCATCAACAGTTCTTAAGAGTCCTGGCTATCAGAACTATGAGAAAAGCACCGGCGCATCGACGTGGCTGATGGCGCTTTCTGCTGACACGACAAACGGTGGATTGGTTATTACCGTGACGGGGCAAGCAAGCAAGACGATTCGATGGGTGGCGAGAATTTTTGCCACTGAAGTAGGCTTCTGATGTTCGGGATTGCAGCATTCTCTGAAGTACCGTTCAGTTCTCTGCCGACGAGCGGTGGGATATGGCAAGAGATACGAGGCGATAGTAACAACTGGACTCGTGTTGATCTGAATATTGCCGACCCGATCCCGTCTTTGTCGTTGAATTTTGTGACTGGATCGTATGAGGTTGTTGATACGCTTTTCGAGTATGATTCACTTTGGAAGTCAGCATCGTCTGGCTCTAACACTTGGGTTGTGAGGTAAAAATGCCTGCTCCGTATTCAATGACTCCAGACAGTTGCGCTCAGAATGCGTTTGCTGTCACTGCGTCCGACACTGTTGACCTTCCTGCACCTGCTCGTGCGCTGTATGTAGGTGGGTCTGGTAACGTCAAGATCAACGACAGTGGCAACGGTGCTGTCACCTTTGTAGCGGTTGCTGCTGGCTCGATTCTGCCGGTGATGGCTCGCAGGGTGTACGCCACTGGCACTACGGCAACCAACATTGTTGCGCTGATCTGAAATGCTGATCGGACTGAATCTAAAGCTACCTCGTCCGAATCTTGTTTCGGGTGTTGGTGGTGGTGCGGGTGGTGGGCCGATCCTGGCGTTAGAGCCGAGTTTATTCTTGGACTTCTTGGCTGGCCCTACGAGTTCGCTCGGCAACTACCAGGATGCCAGTCTGGATCTCAACTTTGTAGAACCACAATTTGATATTGCTGCGACCGCTGACGGTGCCTACGGGTACGGGCGCTATTTGGTAGCGGGGTAATCATGGCACTCATTCAGAAAGCATTCAGCGACATCATCACCTTCAGCCGGTCGAGCAACGCCACCAGGGTCGGGCCGACGGGGGTGCTGGAGTATGCGCCGCATAATTTGATCTTGCAGAGTCAGACGTTTGATAATGCTAGTTGGACTGCTGGCAATGCGACTGTGACGGCTAATGCTGCTTCGGCGCCGGATGGAACTGTTACTGCTGATGTGTTAACGGAAAACTCATTGTTTGCCGCACATAGAGTTTTCCAAAGTGTAACCACAACAGCAATTCCGTACACTGCTTCCTGTTACTTAAAAGCCGGTAGTAGAAATTGGGGTTACATAAGGATCAGAGATTCAGGATCAACCGATAGGCTAGCTTTTTTTAATCTCGCTACTGGGGTTCTTGGCGCTACCGGTACTGGTCTTGCGTCAACCATTCAATCAGTTGGAAACGGATGGTACCGATGCACAGCAACGCTTTCATCTCCGCTTGCAGGATCTAACCCAATTGTAATTGGGGTGAGTTCCGCTGATGGCACAGAAGATTACACTGGCAACGGAACTGGAAACATCTATCTCTGGGGCGCCCAACTCTCCGTCGGCCCCTACGCTCTCGACTACACGCCCACCACCAGTGCCGCAGTGTACGGCCCGCGGTTTGACTACGACCCGGTGACGCTGGCGGCTAGGGGGTTGCTTATTGAGGAGCAGAGGACGAATCTGGTGACGTATTCAGAGACGTTCAGTAACGCCGCTTGGACGAAGAACAATTGCACGATTTCAGCATCCGCTGCGCCAAGCGGTGAGAACACAGCGTCTTTATTGGTTCCATCAAGTAACGGCAACGCAAATCTATACAACGCCGTGACCGCATCATCGGCCGCGTATACCGTCAGCGTTTACGCAAAGGCTTCCGGCAAGTCTTGGGTGTACGTTTTAACACCCGCAGGATCATCTAGTGCGCTTGCTTATTTTAATGTCTCGACTGGAGTGGTTGGGTCTACTGTTGGGAGTGTTACCGCATCAATTACTCCAGCTGGAAACGGTTGGTATAGATGTCAGATTACGGGGACAACTGCTTCAAGTTACTGTCAATTCGGAGTATGTGATGCCGACGGATCTCTAACCGCCACTGTAAGCGGAAGTAACGGTGCGATATTCTGGGGCGCCCAACTCGAAGCCGGCTCCTTCGCCACCAGCTACATCCCCACAGTCGCCGCCTCCGTCACACGCAGCGCGGATGTTGCGAGTGTGGATACGTTGTCGCCGTGGTATTCAAGCACTGAGGGGACGTTGTTTGCTGAATACGATACGTCTATTGCTGGTGGTGGACCGTATCAAGCCGAATTAAATGACGGGACTGCAAATAACAGGATTACTTTATATGTAAGCGCTGGCGTTCAACGCACATATGTTGCAACGAGTGGTGCTGCACAGGTTGATATAGGTGTTGGTAGCATTTCAAATAATGTCGTCTACAAAACCGCTGTTGCGTATAAAGCCAATGATTTTGCTATTACCGTCAATGGTGTCAGCCCAACAACAGATACAAGTGCAACGATTCCAACGGTAAATAAACTTGTGCTTGGCGCATACAATTCTGATTCATTAGCAAATTTACTTAACGGGCATCTTCGTCGCGTCGCCTACTACCCCCGCCGCCTGACCAATGCCGAGCTTCAAGCCCTGACCGCGTGAGGACACCATGCTTGACGATCTCCCCTTGACCCCTCCCGTGCCGCTCTGGAACGACCTGATGCTGCGGTTCGCAGACGAAGCTGAGGCCACCGAGCAGCTGCTCGCAGCTGGGCTCCTCATCGAGACGCAGGCTCTGCTGGACGCCGAAGGCGCTACCCTGCAACCCGCTGGCTACGCATCCGCTCCGGGCGCATCCATCGACACGGTGGGCGTGATCTACAAGCCCACGGGCAACATGATCGAGACCGACATGGGCGAGCAGCCCGAGATGGCTCCGATCGACGGCTGGCACGTCAACGTCAGGCTGAAGGCAGATCAGGCTACTCCTGCCAATCTTGAGCAGTACAAAGTCGCTCCTGCAAACCCCGTTCGAGTTTGGGCGTGAGAGTAAATTTCGGTCAGTGGACACCAGACCGTCCGGGTATTGCCGACAGTCTGGTTGAGGCAAAGAACGTCCTGCCTACGCTTGTAGGTTACGGGCCGATGCCTGCTGCTGCCGATTTCTCCAACGCTGCAACCGAAAATCTTCTGACTTGTTTTGTTGGTCGCTGGGTGGCTGACACCGTTCTATTTGGCGCGAGTGCTAACTATCTCTGGCGATACTTCCCGACGAAAAGCGTCACGATTACCGGAGCAACGCAGGCTAACCCTTGCGTGATTACATCTGCCGGTCACGGGTTCCGCACTGGTGTACAGGTGACGATTTCCGGTGTTGTCGGCATGACTCAGTTGAACGGCAACACCTATACGATCACCAGGATCGATGCGAATACGTTCAGCCTGGACGGGGTGAACTCAACAGGGTTCACAGCGTACTCGTCTGGTGGCACAGCGGTAACGTACAAGTATCTGATGGACGTATCGCGTACTGCATCGACGTACACGGCAACGACGCTTTGGACGTTTACGCAGTTCGGTCAGAAGGTGATCGGTGCCAACGGTGTAGACAAGCTGCAAGCGTGGACGGTTGGATCATCCTCCAACTTTGCCGACCTTGCTGCTGCTGCTCCGACTGCACAGTTTGTAACGACCGTCCGAGACTTTGTGGTTGCAGGGAAAACCTCAACCTATCCCAATCGCGTGTTCTGGTCTGACATCAACGATGAGACCGACTGGACTGCTGGTGTTGCAAGTCAATCCGATACACAAGACATTCCAGACGGTGGCGAGATTCGCGGCATCACTGGCGGTGAGTTTGGCATCGTGCTTCTGGAACGCTCCGTTGTACGGATGACGTATGTCGGCGCTCCGCTGTTCTTCCAGTTTGATAACGTCACTTCGGCTCTTGGGTGTTATGAATCCCGTTCTGTCGTGCGGTACGGTGTAGTGACT